GTCACAGTGGACATTCAACATCCCTACGTTGACACGTAAGGTTGAGGGTATCAATGCTGGTCACCTCATTGAGGTAGGCGCACGTCCAAATACAGGTAAGACATCCTTCCATGCCTCACTTGTGGCTGGGCCTAATGGATTTGCATGGCAGGGTGCCAAGGTAGTTGTACTATGTAATGAGGAAGGCTACCACCGTGTAGCTCACCGCTACATTACAGCCGCTACAGGTATGGACAAGCACGAGATCGTTAAGAACAAGACACAGGCTATGGCAATCTTTGCCAAGATACGTGACAGGATCATGTTCAAAGATGCAACAGGACGTGACATGAACTGGGTTGAGTCAGTGTGTAAGTCTTACAAACCTGATGTAGTTATATTGGACATGGGTGACAAGTTTGCACGTACTGCTGGGTTCTCACGTCCCGATGAAGCACTCAAGGCTAACGCTATTCATGCCAGACAGATTGCAAAGCAACAAGACTGTGCAGTATTCTACATGTCTCAGCTATCGGCAGAGGCAGAAGGTAAGGTTGTACTCAATCAGGCTATGATGGAGGGGTCACGTACAGGTAAAGCTGCTGAGGCAGACTTGATGATCATGATCTCCAAGAACCCTACAGTTGAGGGGCAGGAAGAAGAAGACAACCAACGTCACATCAACGTAGTTAAAAACAAGTTGTCCGGCTGGCACGGTATTGTACACACTGACTTGGAGTACAAGATTGCACGGTACGTATCATGATCGACATCTCAACTCTGATAGAGATTGGTTTCATAGTATGTATAGGCTTCATACTTTGGGATCAGCACAAGCAACGAGAGAATATGGCTACGTTTCAGGTGGCACTATTGGAAATGATAGATAAGCACAATCAACTTGCAGATGTAGTAGTTGAAATTGACGAGGCGCTTGAGGAATTAGAGGAGGCAATACAGTGATTACACAAGATGACATAGATGCCTTCCGTGATATGACGGAAGATGGAGCACAAGATGGTTACGTATACGTAATTACAAACAAGGCTTGGCCTGAGTGGGTCAAGATAGGCAGAGCCATTGATGCAAACGATAGGTTGCGTAGCTATCAAACCAACTCACCACTGCGTGATTACTGGATTGTATACTCTCAATACTTTGATGATGTAAATGCAGCTGAACGCAAGGCACACTTAATTGCTGCACGAATGACAGGTAAACCGTGGAACAAAGTTGATAACGGTGAATGGTTCAGACTATCGGAGCAACAGGCTAGAGAAGTATTGAAGGAGGTGACAGGTGACTAATACAGTATGGATATTATTGTGGCTTGTCTTAGTACCAGAGAACGGTATTAGGTACTACCACTTAGGTACGTATGACAATGAGACCTTATGTAAGTCTGGTCTGAGAGACGCATCAGTCATGGTCAACGATAAGAATGAAACAGTAGAATGTATTGGAGTACAGGTAGATGATTAAAGCGACATACATAAACCACATGGGCAATGACCTGACTGTAGCTAACGCAGCCCGTGTATCGTTTGGTAAGACCAGTGAGATGGAAGACGATCCGTGGGGGCCACCTAAGCTCAAGGCTAAGGATGATAAGCTGATCCGATACCTAGCCAAGCACAAACACATCAGTCCATTCGGACATTGCTTTGCAAGCTTTCACGTCAAGGCTCCAATCTTTGTAGCACGGCAGCTAGTCAAGCATAAGTTCTTGAGATGGAACGAAATATCTAGGCGCTACGTTGATGATGAGCCTGAGTTCTTTGTACCTGATGTATGGCGTGGACGTAGTGCAGATAAAAAGCAAGGTTCTTCTGATACAACTATTGATACACTACACTTTATGGAGCTAGATGACGAGCTAAGTACAGAAGAACACCCACACTACGATAACTGGAGTGAACCTATTGACCGCTATGCAGGCTGGGTCAATGAAAAGATGCTGCATCTTTACCAAAGGATGATTGAGAATGAAGTAGCACCAGAGCAAGCACGTATGGTATTACCTCAGAACACTATGACTGAGTGGTACTGGTCAGGTTCACTGGATGCCTTTGCTGACATGTGTAACCTACGCTGTAAGCCTGACACACAGGCAGAGACACAAGAGGTAGCACGACAGATTGACCACAAGATGATTGAGCTATTCCCTGTATCATGGGACGCACTAACGGAGGATGACGATGAGTGAAGTCAAGATAACTGAAATAACGGAGCATGAGGATGGCAGTGCTACGTTGCAGGTAGAGTGTGACCCAGAGACATTTGCAGCCATATTTAACGTGGGCTTTGTGTCGTTAATTAAAACTGGCCTACACTGGGAGGGTGAGGATGCCTAAACTATATGACTTAGAGCCAATGATAATGGACTGCTGGCATGTATGCGATGACCTTCAGGTTATCTTCAAACAGATAGGTGATGGTGAGCGTGACCCTACACAAGATGAACTGATGAACGCCCTGCTTGGTATGCAGCAAGTGTACCAGTGGAAGTTTGAGCAGTTGTTCTTCAAGTATGAGGAGGTACTACGTGACAGACAATGACTGGCCCTTAGAGGCAGACTTTAGTGACATCAGACCTATGACACCAGCGGAACGTAAAGCATCGTTGGTGCGTGAAGAGAAGAACAAGTGGCGCAAGTGTGTCAGCTGTGGTAATGCAAGTAAGGACACATGGTGTAGCTTCTGTCTGGAGGAAGAGTGATGATAAACAGTGAGTGGAAACGCTTGATGAAAGAGCAGGAAGACTTTAAGGAGACCGTATTGGCAGAGCATACAGCAGATAACGTAAACAACCCAGCGCACTATGGTAAGGGTAGCATCGAGTGTATTGACTACATCGAAGACTTCCTCACTACGGAGGAATACATAGGCTACCTGCGTGGTAACATAGCTAAGTACCTACACCGCTGGCGTTACAAGAACAAGCAGGAAGACTTATTAAAATCCCAGTGGTACTTGAATAGACTAATAAACTTACATGGAGAGGAGCAGACAACATGAGTACAACAACACAAGTGGCAGAAGTTAGGTTGTATAACGCAATGGTAAGTAATAACCTGACACTAAAAGAAGCAATAGAAGCCATGAGTCGTTACGCAAATGACAAAGACTTTGAGATGGCTCTTGACAATGTGTATGGAAATGATACATTGCTAACAGATGACTGGGACATATGGTCCGATTAGAGGAGATTACATGAAACACCTTACACTTGACGTAGAAAACACAACGGTAAAACGGGACGGTAAGTTACACCTTGATCCCTTTGAGCCTGAGAATACGTTGGTGATGGTAGGGATGTTAGATGACGGTGGTACAGAAACGATTATCACATTCGATCATGCAGACCATGCACCTACCCCCAATGGTCACCGCATAGTTCAAGATGCGTTAGACGCTACACCTTTATTGATTGCTCACAATGCACCCCACGATTTGTTGTGGCTGTGGGAGTCAGGTTTCGTGTATGACGGTGACGTATACGACACCATGCTTGGTGAGTACGTACTTCAACGTGGACAGAAGCAACCTCTGTCACTTGAGGCATGTGCTGAACGCTATGAGTTGGCAACACAAAAGCAAGACACACTAAAGGAGTACTTTAAGAATGGATATTCCACACGTGATATACCTCACAATGAACTGGCGGAGTATTTATCACATGACCTTCATGCAACACAGCAGTTGTATTACAAGTTAGAGGAACAGTACGCACCAACACCAAAACTACTGCCTACTATCAAGCTAACTAACCAACTGGCGATACACCTTGCACGTATATATCAACGTGGTTTCAAGGTAGACATGCAAGCACTTGATGAGGTACGTCAGGAGTTTGAGACTGAGCGCAACATGCTCAAGATTGCATTGGAAGAACAGGCTGCAGACCTTATGGGTGACAGACCTATCAATCTTAACAGCCCAGAGCAACTGTCATGGATTATCTACAGCCGTAAACCTACAGATAAAAAGGTATGGGCTGACTTATTTGATGATCGTATGTCTGACTCAGAGTATCGCAGTACAGTCAATCGCTACAGTGACAAGTTGTACAAGCAGAAAGCACATCAGTGTGCAACCTGCAAAGGCAGTGGACAGATATGGAAACAGAAGAAGGATGGAACACGATATGCTAGATCAAATAAATGCACTACTTGCAATGCTACAGGATTTACTTTTAGTGATCACAGTAGCAGCATTGCTGGGCTAAAGTTCAATGCACCTACCGCCAAGTGGATAAGTGCCAATGGTTTTGGTACAGGCAAGGACAATCTTATCTTCCTTGAGGGTATCGCACGATCCAAGGGTATGAAGGAAGCAGAAACATTCCTGCGTAATGTACGTAGATTGTCAGCTGTAGAGACATATCTCAGTAGCTTTGTAGAGGGCATAGCAGCACACGTAAAGCCAGACGGGTTACTGCATGTACGATTACTTCAACACCGCACTGGTACAGGCCGTCTGTCAGGTGCAGACCCTAACATGCAGAACATGCCACGTGGCGGTACATTCCCTGTTAAGAAAGTCTTTGTGTCTCGCTGGGAAGGTGGCAAAGTGATGGAGGCCGACTTCGCCCAGCTTGAGTTCCGTGTTGCCGCTTTCCTGTCACAGGACCGCACAGCAATTGACGAAGTAGTTACAGGCTTTGACGTACACAGTTATACTGCACAGGTTATCACAGATGCAGGTCAACCTATGTCACGTCAGGAAGCCAAGGCACACACATTTGCTCCTTTGTATGGTGCTAGTGGGTTCGGTAGATCAGAGGCAGAAGCTGCGTACTACAAACAGTTTACTACAAAGTATGCAGGTGTAGCTAACTGGCACAAGAGCCTAGCCACAGAGGCACTTAACACAGGCAAGATAACTACACCATCCGGTAGGGAGTTCTCCTTTCCAGATGTAACTCGTAGACGATATGGAGGTGTGACATATTTCACACAGATAAAAAATTATCCTGTCCAATCGTTTGCAACGGCTGACATTGTACCAATATCTCTGATATACATTGATAAGTTACTGACAGCAAACAAACTACGTAGTTGCGTAGTGAACACAGTGCACGACTCAATTGTAATTGATGTGCATCCAGATGAAGAGGACATGGTTTTACGAGTAATAACTGCAGCCAATGACAAGCTCATACCAATTGTCAACAGAAAGTGGGGTATAGATTTCAACATCCCACTACTTCTTGAGGCAAAGATTGGGCCTAATTGGCTTGACACAAAAGACGTAGCGTGATATAACTATAAATTCGCACTAATGTAAAAGGAGATTTACACATGAATCAAGTAGCAACAATCGACACCAATAACTTCAACGCAATGGCGGAAGCAATGGGTATGCAAGCAGATGCACCCAAGGCATCGTCTAAGTCAAGCACACTTGCACGGTTGCGTATTCACCATACACCTATCATGGGTCAACAGGAGATTGGTGGTAAGAAGATGAACGTAGAGGTTATCGGTGGTGGTGCATACAAGTTGGAGATACCAGACGGTCCTACGTATTATGCAGACAGCATTAAGTTGCGCCCATTCCTCCAGCGGTTTATGTACAAAAAGTTCATTAAGGGTACTGACAACACAGCTAACCGCTTTGTAAAGACAGTCATGGCTAATGATCT